ATCTCTTCCCCCTGGAACAGCGCGCTGATGATAGCCCAACATTGGGTCTGCACAAGCTCCGCTGCTTCCCGGGGGTTTTTCGTCTGCCGCACTTCCTTCGCGCAGCTCAAAATCGGATTGACCCTGATCTGATCCATCTCAACCATCGTTTGTGTCTCCTTTCATCTTTCCTTCGCAACGATCACTATGATCTTTGCACCCTTCCTCGCTGCTGTGTTCCTGTACAGGACCCTCTCGCCCCGCCGCACAAACCCCAGCACGTCTCTTGCTTCCCGAACTTCCAAATCAACCCGCGCAAATCCTTCGTTCATCCTTCCAGCCATTTGCGCGTTCCGCTCCATCTGCCCTCCTTTCATAGTGCAAGATTCTTTCACTGTGCATCACCCGTATTATAGTGTAAGATTTTTACACCGTCAATAGGGTTAGTGAAATTTTCTTTCACTATAAAGGAGGGCCACTATGGAGTTCCCGGAACGATTGAACATGACTCGCAAACAGAAAGGATTTACCGCGCAAAGAATGTCAGATCTTCTATCGGTCACTCTCCGCACATATCGTAACTACGAAAGCGGTCACTCTGCACCAAGTTTGCCGACCCTTGTTGCCATCGCCGACATTTTAGAAGTGTCTACTGATTATCTTCTTTGCCGGGATGATTTTCTCGCAGAACGCGCTGATGAACATTGAACATGTCCTCCAGCTTGTCCCAGATCCAGATCGCACCAAGCACGGTTCCAGCTTCCAAATATTTATAGTGCCTTGGAGAGATACCAAGTTTCTCAGCCATCCTGTCCTGTGTAAGGCCCGCCGCCAAGCGGGCCTCTTTCAGTTTCGCTCTCATGGCTCACATCATCCTTATTCGTCCATCAGCCCCGCCAGCGCGCTGTATTCGTCTCTGCGGCACGCCGTGCGGAACTTGGTCACAGTCCTCTGCTTGGCAAACTGCCTTTCCCTGCGGCTGCTCTCGCCGTCCAGCGCCCTCTCCATCGGGCAAAGCTTCCTGATACTGCGCGTGCTGTTCATCCTTTCGCCCTCCCTTTTTAACTCATGCGGCCCCTGCCGCCAAACGTGTCTTCCAGCGCCATCCCGAGGATTTCGCCGAACTTCGCGATCGGGTCGTCCTCTTCCCCGGATTCCCGCTTGAGAATCTCTTCTTCCAGCGCGGCCAGCGTGAAAAACTTCTTGGCTTCCCTGTAATCGCCGCCAAACATCGCGTTGACAAACGCCCTCACAGCAAACAGTTTGTTGACGATTCCGCGCGCCGCAGCCGTGCACTCTCCATCTCCCTTGAACAGAAAAACAAGTGCGCCCTCGCCGGCTTCGTTCGGGATCATGACCTGACCGTCATCCCCCAATGCCTCAAGGCGCACTCTCACATTTTCCTTCATCGTGTTCCCGTCCTTTCTCTTTCCCATATAGCTTTCAAATTGAGCAGGCCGTCGGTGCTGCCCCGACGTCTGGACTGCCGCCTGCATAGACCGCCTTTTACTCCATGGCATAGAGCAGGCGGTCGCCGAACCCGGAGCCCTGCTAAGGTTCAGGCAGCGCTTGTAGCGCTGGTGCGGGGAGCGGGATTTGAACCCGCGCCTGTCGACTTATGAGGTCTCCGTTCTCGCCACTGAACTATCCCCGCATGTGCGCCCGTACGTCCCGGGCGCATTCTGTTTTATAGCGATCCTGGGTGAACAGAAAAACCAGTTTCGCCGCGCATGGTCTGTCCCACCGTCAAGCGTATCTCCTTCCGCTTTGCCATGCGTCTTTACGTCCGCCAACCCGACGGCAAGGGGGACTCGAACCCCCATCCACGTTGCTCTACCGCTGAGCTATTGCCGCATGTGGCCCGTTTCCGGGCCGATCGTCATTCAGGATAACTGTCCCTCATGGAAAACCTCTGGCTGATCCTCGCCCGCCAGGCCTCCATCGCTTCCTTGCGCGCCGCCTCGGCCCGCATCCTTTTCCTGCGCTTCATCCGCGCTCCCTCCGGCGTTGTCCGCCCATTGTGTTTGTGGTATCATCCTCGCAAAGAAAAGCGTGTCGAGAGTCGCCGCTTCACAATAACCACCCTGATCGCCATCATCGCCTTATTAGTGGCAATTGTTGGGTTGCTTTCAGATATAGGCCTGCTATCATTACCGCAAGTGCCAAGACCGATATTGCAACCGGTATCCATCGAAGTTTCTTCAAACGATTGGCAGACGCCTTACCTGCAACCCTTAATGCCGCGCTAAGCGAAGGCCCTTCCAAATGTCGTCCGTACATCTTATAAAAGAATGCGTCGATCGTGTTGACGACCTTCAGTTCATACCTCGTAAACCCAGGAAGGTCCTCCTTATCGAAACATTTCATCACCGCATCACCTCCGGTCAGGCGTTGTCCGCCCATTGTGTTTGTGGTATCATCCTCTTGAAAGGAGGTGTCCCATCAATGCAAGAAAACAATGCCTTGTTAAACGCTCTGGCGAATTTCACCGCCGAGATCGATTCCCATTTTCCAGAGTCCGAAAAGCTCACAAATGTCACTGTTGCCGATCTTCGCACATTCGCCGCTCTCGTTCTTGACCTTGCCGATCAATTCAGAATCGGGATCGAAACAACCAAGAAATGAATCACTTCTTGCTCCCGGGCGTCATCATCGTCCGGGTTTCTTTTGTCTGCTCGTCCACATATCTGACGATCTTATGTGCAAACTCCGGAAAATTGGTCGGCCCGAAGTTCAGCGTCACCGCCACGCTCTTCGCTTCCAAATCGCGCAGCCGCTTCTCCAGCGCGTCCATCCGCTTTCTGCTGACCCACATCCGCATCACCTCCGGTCAGGCGTTATATGTTGGTTTCGATTCACGGCTTGCGCGTGCAAGATCCATGAGACTCATTTCCATGGCCTCGCATATCGCCAGCATCTCATTTGCTTCCAGTTTCCTCCTCTTATTGAACACATCGGAGAGCTGCTGCGATGTCAGTCCTGCTTTACGAGCGATTGCGGCCTGACAAAAACCACGCCTTTCGATCTCTCCTTTGAGGATTATTCGGACATCTACCATCACCACTCACCTCCATCACTAAATTTCTGAGTTCGTTTGCATTATACCTCTCATTTACTGAGTTGTCAATGCTTTCAGACTCATTTTTTGAGATTCTTGTATTGATTTTCTTGTTCTCGCGTGCTATACTACAATCGAACGAGGTGATAACATGACAAAGGAAGAGATCGGCAAGATCCTGAAGGAAGCTCGGCTGAACGCCGGTATGACCCAAGCGCAGGTCGCGAAACTCTTGGGTCGTCGCCAGCAAATCATTGGCCATTGGGAAACCGGCTACTCTCAGCCTGATGCGAACACCTTTTTCGTCCTTTGCGATATATATAAGATTTCTATCGATGACGCCTTTTGTGGGGGCAGCAGGATAAAGGTAAATGCATCTGAATTAAAGCTTCTTCAGAAATACCGCGAATTGGATGAGCATGGCAAGCAGCTGATCGATATGGTTCTGGATCATGAGCACAAGCGCTGCACCGCTGATCCGTTGGCTGATCTGAACTCCCGTTTGGATGCCGCACGTGATGAATACTTCGCCTCTCAGACGGAAGCTCTCAAATCAAAGGCCGAATAAGAAAGGAGCAATACCAATGTTTTCTTGGGGAATGCTGGAAGTTTGGTTGGGCGGCATGTGCATTTTGGTAATGCTGCTGGTTGCCATAACAACCCCAAATTCATTTTTACCCGAAGTAATTGCTGCTTGGATTGTCAGCGGCATTGCCGCTGTGATTCACGGCTCCATATACATCATCACTGCGAGACGCATTAAAAAGCTGGAAGAGTTCAAGGATATACTGATGGCGAATCCTAACGTACTTAAACTCGCCGAACAGGATCAGATGTACCCTGTTGATTCTGTTGTTACAGAAAATCAAGAGGAGGAAGCTCAGCCCGATATCATCGCCAAGTTGAATGCTCTGGATCCGCAGTCCCGCCGCGTTGTGGAATCCGTCATCGAAGCAGAATCCAAACGCAGCGCTGAGTGATCGTTCTGCCGGCCTCGGCGAAGCGATCACTTGTGCAGGATCATCACCACGTTTGCGTTCGGTTTGGCCGCTCTGTTTTCAAATATGATCCTCTCTTCCGGCCTGACGATCATGCACACCTCGTCATATTCCGGCTCCTGCACGCTTACTCTCGTAAACCTGTGATTGATCCTCTTGTCTTTGCCCAACACATTGGCCACTCCCTTCCTTGCCTCTTCGGCATGTCTGGAGTATAGCCGCAGCAATTCCCACCCGTCTACTGGCATTCATGCCTGATATGACATAATACGATGCCAAATTGACCTCGTCGATGAGGTCACGCCGCGTCAGCCACGACGTGAAAATAACCTCACCCATGAGGTCAAGGAGAGCAAAATGCATACCATAAGCAAGAGTGTCCGCGTTTTACAGCGCATGAGAGAAGCGGCCGGTAATCCCAGCTACGCGCGTATCGCCGAAGGCGTAAATGGCCTCCCGAGTGAAAGCACAATCGGTCGAATGTTCCGTGGAGAAGTCATTCCGTCCATCGAAAACGTGCGCGTGGTAGTCGAATGGCTGCGCGGAAACCTGAGCGAATATATCGACGCACGCGTTGCCGATGGTTTCGATCTGGAAGAGACCATAGGCGAAGGCCCTGTTCAGCCTAAAGATTTTAGACAAGTTGCCTCTTCGGCGGACCTGAACCGCAGCGTAGAAACATTCGTGAACGCGCTCAACGAGCAGAACAAGATTTACACCCTCCATATGCAGACGCGAAACGATACCTTTAACCGCGCGCTGGAAACCATGCGCGAGGGCCACGATAACACGATTCGCGTCTTGAAGGAAAAACATAGCGTAACCATCAAGGAGATCAAGGAGGAACACAACGCCGAGATCCGGAATATGACAGAAGCCCACAAGCGAGAAATAAAAACAAAGGACCACTGGATAACTCTCCTCGCGTTCCTTTGTGCCTTATGTGTTTCGGCCATGATCATTATGATGGTTGCAGCAATCCGTAATCCGGCCGTAAATCTCTTTGGGTAACGCGTGTGAAGGTGCCGTTTGACGAACGGTTCCCCCAAAAACAGAGAAAGCCGCCGATCGGGATTCGGCGGCTTTCCTGCTTGGATGGGTTGAAAGGATGAACACCATGATGTGTTACACATTGAATTATAGCAGTTGTTATTGCGTTTGCATATAGATCAGACGCGCATTGGCACGTTTGTCTATTATTTTTGAAATAAGGGAGGTATGCTTTTGAATCAAAATAAGCGTTTCAAAGCGGCCGCTTACGCCAGATATTCCACGGACCATCAGCAGGAATCTTCCATCACGGCCCAGCTCAACGCCATCCTCGCCTATTGCGAACGGGAAGGGATTGAACTGCTTCCCACACCCTATATTGACGAGGCGCGTACCGGCACCAACATGGAACGCGAGGGCTTCCAGCGCCTTCTTGCCGACGCCAGACGCGGCCTGTTTAACTCTATCGTGGTCTATGATGTTTCCCGCGGCAGCCGTAACGTAGCAGACTGGTTCAGTTTTCGTGCAGAAATGAACCGTCTTGGTGTCCATGTCTTTTCCGTAACCGATCGCCTCGGCGACGCAGACGACCCGGGCGCATTCCTGACAGAACTGCTGACCGTCGGTATTGGCCAGCACCAGGCGCTCCAAAGCCGCCAGAAATCCATCGCTGGAAAGCGCGTTCGCGCCCAGCAGGGCCTTTTCTGCGGCGGCGTCGCCCCGCTCGGCTTTCAAATCGAGAACGGGCGTTACAAGATCCATCCCACAGAGGGAGAGATGATCAAGGACATCCATGAGATGTATAACGCCGGTTACAGCTATTCCGATATCCAGTCCATCCGCAAACCGCGCAATCGTGCTGGTCGTATCCTATCCAAATCGGCCATCTACGACATCCTCAAGAACCCGCGCTATGGCGGAACATACATCTGGTTTGGGCGAGAAGAGCGCCACATGCACAAGCATGTCGGAAGACCGGGCGACGATCCTGTCGTGATCCCCGGCGCGATCCCGGCCATCGTTCCTCGCGAACTCAAGGAGTCCGTCCTTCAGAAACTGGAAAGGAGAAAGAAAGTGTCAAACGCATCCAAGCACGACTACCTTCTCTCCGGCGTAATCCGCTGCGGCGAATGCGGAGGCGCCATGTTTGGTATGACCAACACTTCCCGCGGTAAAGAGTACCGTTATTATGCATGCCTGAGAAAACGTGCCCCGGAGCAGAAGTGCTTCGCCCGTAATTGCAAGGCCGAGAGCGTTGAAAATCACATCGTAGAGCAGGTCAAGAAACTGTTCCTCAACCCCGAAACCATGGACAAGGCAGCTGATATGTTCATCTCCCAGCGCACCCTGCATCGCGACGTCCGTTACATTCTTGAGTCGGAACGTGAGAAGGTCAAGCGCGAGATCAACAAGCTTGTGAATATAATCATCAAGTCCGATGATCCGCCCATGTCCCTTGTCGACACTCTCCGCGACAACGAAGCCCGTCTCAAGGAGATCGAGCACCGCATCGAAACAGAGGCAGGCCCGGAACCGATCACCAAGGAAGATGTGCTTGAACGTCTTTCTGTTGACTCCGCACGCCTTGACGATGACCCGGAAGCCCTCAAGGAAATCGTGCTTCATTACGTCAAAGAAGTCGTCGTCTATGATACTAAGGTTGAGATTGTCTGGCAGGTCAAAAAAACAACCGCCAGTGATGAAAACACCACTGACGGTTGTGAATCGGTTGGCTCCCCAGGTACGGAGCCTGTCACGTTCACAACGGTTGTATCTCGCGAAGCCATTGCCGCATAAGAAAAAGCCCGGTCATCCGGGCTTTTTCTATGTTCATTTCCCATAGGCGTCTATCATCGCCTTAACTTCGGCGGTCTCGCGCATCATATCCGCATGGATGTCTTCAAACATCGCGCGCATGCCAGGTGCAAGCGGATCCGTGCTGCCGGCGATATCAGCGATCATCTTTTTGACAATCTCGTGGCCCTTGGTGTTGAACGCCAGATGGCCCATCGCCATGTCGCGCTGCCAGTCGGCATATGCCCGGTTGCTCTCCATCATCTGATAGGCCTTTGCGATTTTCTCGCGCGCCTCCCGGATGTTGCCCTCGATATCACGCGATACGTTTTTTATCGATCTCATGCACCATCACCTGCCGGAGCGGCAGCCGCCGCAGGAGCAGGAAGAGAGCGCAGCTCGTTGTTGCGTCCGTTGCACAGTCGGCCAAGCACGCGGAACGTTCCGCCCGTTGCCGTGGTTTCGACACAGACGGTATAACGCGTGCGGGTTTTGATTCCGCATGCCGTAACCTGCGTGCAGTCGCACTGGTCAAGCGGATAGAGCACCGTCGCGTCGCCACCAATGGTGATATAGACCGGCGCGTCAATGGTAGTGGTCGTGGGGATCGCCTGTGCGACAACTATGCAGTATTTGCCGTTCCTCGCATAAGATCCCGCCGGCAGATCGATCAGAAGGTTTCCGCCGGTAAAGGTCACAGAATCGCTGATGATCAGCCTCGGGCACAGCCCGCAAATATTTCCGCAGCATTTGCTCATATTTTCACCTCATCTCAAAGGGCGGCTAAGAAGCCGCCCCGAATCTCTCAGCCCTCAATGGGCGATCAGTAGTTGCCGCACGGGGAGCAGTCACGCTGCTGAACGTACTGCACCGGGCCAGCGCACGGAGGATTGGTGTAGTAACGGCCAATCTGACCGAGGATGTACTGGCTCTGATGGTAGTTGCCAATCGCATCCCTCGCCTGACCAAGCTCGTCACGCAGCCTCTGGTTCTCCTGCTGGACAAGCAGCGCACGGGTGGCTTCTCCTTCCGCGTGGATCGCGGTCGTGATATCGCCGGTGTTCTTCTGCGCGTCATAGCGGACGTGGTCGATATTGCGGTTGGTCTCGCAGCAGCACTGCTGGGCCGCAAAGCGATTCTCGGCGATCCTGTAGCCCATATCCGCAAAACCGGTCAGGATATCACGCTGCGTGCCGAAAAAGCCCTGCTGCACGGTGTTGTTCACGGCATAGAAGCCGTCAGCCAGACCGTAGGAAAGGCCGTCCAGTTTGCGCGTCACTTCGGCAGTATCAAAGCCCTGCTGGAGCTCCACCTGCGTCAGGCCCGCGCCGTTGCGGCCCCAGCCGCCGAAACCGAAACCGCCGCCGCCGAACATCAGTGCAAACAGCACGATGATCCAGATAAAGCCGCCGCCCCAGCCGCAGCCGTCGTTGTTATAGTTGCCGTCCATTACCGCCCTCATGTCGGCAGGACTCATGCCCATATTTTCACCCATCATATCGCCTCCATAGCTTTCAAATTTTTTATGCCATCAGGCGCGTGCACTCGCCTGCTGTCACCTATTCCATCATGCCCATCTGCCGGGCAATCTGCTGCGCTTCCTGCATAAGCTGCTGCATCTGCGCGTCGCCTATTCCGCGCTGTTTGGCCAGATTCATTGCCATCTGTTTCGGATTCCTGTTGCCGATCATTCCGGCAAACTGTCTGATCTGGCCGAATATCGGGTTCCCGCCGCCTTGCATCATCTGCTGCGGCATCATACTTTTGAGAGGATTACTCACGCATTAACACCTCCGAAATCGCTGATCAATTTGTCCACCTTTCCCTCGACCCGGGCGATGTCTTCCCTCGTGGCAAACATGCTCGTGTCGATCTGCGGCGCCTGTGCATGTTCCTGCGCCTGCGCGCCGGGCTGAATTTCCTGCAGGGCAAACGCGCGCAGACTGGCGCTGCCCATGTTGTCCACCGATTTCACATAGATGATCGGGTCGTTGTTGTCCATCATCCATGCCGTCTGCCCAGGCTGCACGATGTGGTCGCGCGCGCCGTTCAGCCCGTTCACATATATCCAGCTGACGTTGGTCATTGGCTGCGGCTGCGGCGGCTGCATCGTCTGCATGGGCGGTCGGTAGTTGGTGTTGAAATAGCCTGGCTGCTGCATCTGCTGATATCCATCAAATCCATACGGCATTCGCATCACTCTCCCTTGCAGCCCAATCATCTCATTTTTCCCGATTTGGCGTGGGCGTTTACGGGCGTTCATGTGCATTTACGGGCAAAACATGACCTATACTTCTCATCGAGCCACGCATCGTAATTTTTTCAAAAAATACCATTGCTTTTTATTGCTTAGTAGCATATAATAAAGGTGCAGGGAGCATTGCTCGGCTGTATACCCGTGTTACCGAACGAAAGTTTAAGCGGCATGTGTTGTCGCCGGCCACGGGGCCGCTGAAAAGCGGCTTTTTTTATACAAAGGCGGAAACACTATGAATATATTCATCTACTCCGATGAATCCGGAGTTTTCGATCACGTCCACTATCGCTATTTCGTATTTGGCGGAGTCATATTTCTCGACAAAAGCAATCGCGATATTGCTGCCAGGAAGTACATACACGCCGAAAACGTAGTCAAGCAAAACAGTGGTATGAACTCTAAGGACGAAGCGAAAGCGAATTGCATATCCAACAAAGCAAAAGGTTCTCTCTTTCGTTCCATGAACAATGCCATAAAATTCGGAGTCGTGATAGAACTCGACAAGATCAACTCTTACATTTGGACAACGCCCAAGCATAAGCAGCGTTATCTTGACTACGCATACAAAATCAGCGTGAAGAGATGTTTGGAAGCCTTGATAAAAGAAGGACGGATCGATCCAGAAAACGTAAAAAATCTTTACTTCTATGTTGATGAGCATACAACGGCGACCAATGGCCGCTACGAGCTTTGCGAGTCTATCGAACAGGAGTTCAAAACAGGGCAATTCAATCCGACATGGCAAACTTTCCATCCGCCGCTGTTTCCAAATCTCGAATCTGTGTCTGTTCAATATCGAGATTCTAAAAGCACAGTGCTTGTACGCGCCGCCGATATTGTTGCAAATCGCATTTTCCACTATGCGAACAACGATCCCTTTTATAATTCTTCCAAAGACAACCTGTATGTCATTCGAATGCCATAAAGAAAAAAACACCCCAGAGCATATACTCCGGGGTGTTTTTTTATATAAAAAAAGAAGTGGGGGCGGATTAACCGCCCCCACTGAGAGTATCGATGATGTTCCTCATCCTTCTGGATACCGTAGTTCGGTCATATCCGACCTCCGCGCCGATATCCACATAGTCCATCCGGTCGATCAGCCGCATCCTCGCAATCGCCGTGTTTGTCTTGCCAAGGCGCGCGTCAGATATCCTGCGCTCCATCTCCGCAGTCCCGATTCCGGGAAAAGGATCGCCGCGCAGCTTAGTTGCCCTCCTTGACGCTCACAGCGCCAAGCACTTCCGTGCTCATCTTCTTGACCTCGGCCTCAATTACTGCCCGGTCAAACGTGTATCCGCGCGCTTCCATTTCCCTCTTCACATAATCCATCTTTTCCGCGCCGTTGCCGCCGCCATAAATCTGTTCAGCCGCAAAAACAAGAGTCCTCACCATAATCCCAAGGCTCACCTGCTGTTCCACCGTTGTCTTGCTCTTGATCCAGGGGATCAGTTTCCGCGCAATCAGCAGCGCCGCCACCGAGATCACCGCCTGCACAAGGCCGCTCAGATCGATCATCACCGGCGCAATCTGCACCGGCGCCTCCGTCTCGGCCAGAGCCGCGCAGCACATCAGCAGCATACAAATCAAGCAAACCGTCGCGCAAATCTTCGTCTTCTTCATTTTATCATTCCTCTCTTTCCTGTCGGTTCTGTCTTGCGTTCCATTCTTCCTCGTCCGGCAGCGCGAAGAATCGCGGCTTCCGGCGTTTGGCCTCTCCGTTCCCGTGCACGCCCTCATACGCGGCGTCCAGCCTTTCATATCTCCTGCGCTCGTCCTCCGTCGTGTAGCCCTTTGCCACACAGGCTGCATATAAATTGCCCATGTCGTCATCCAGCATCGCGCGGAAAGCCTTTGCAACACTCTCGTCCACGGCCTGCCTCGCCGCTTCCTTCGCTTCCGCATTCTCGTGGATCTTGTGAATCTTGCGGATCTCATGCCGGTTCTGCAGCGCAATGGCGATCGACCACACGCACATCAATCCCTCCGCGGCAACAGGCCAGTAATGCCGCATATCCTCCGGCAGCCGTCCCCAAAGGGCGATCAGCCCGGCGCAGGCAACGGGGACCGCCCACGATATCACACAATCTACGATTTTCTTGCCGAGACCGTTCAACGGACTCGCCTCCTTCGTCAGTCGTTTTCGGTTTCCGCGGCGCTCTCAAACGCCTCTTTCCGGACAAACCCTTTCGTCCCGTCCGCAGTCTTGACCCCGACATACCCGTCCTTCTCTCCGTACACGCGCACCTCGTCGCCCGCATTGACCACGCCGACCGTATCCGGCTCCTTGGGAAGCTCCTTATATACCGGCCATTCGCCGCCCGTCACCGTCTGATACGCATTCAGGTCAGGTTCGGGTGCGGCTTCATCGTCCGGGATCCAGCGCACCGCGCACAGATAGATCGTCCGCGCCTCTTTGGCCCTGTAGTCACAGTAGGCTTTCAGATCGTGCCTGTTCGGCCCTGTCCCGCTGCCGTGCCCCCAGCATTCGTTCGGCCCCGTGTACATCTCCACATGACCCACGTTTTTGACGTGGCTTGTGTTGCCCCGGAAATAGATGCAGTCGCCCGGTTTGAGCAGCGTTTCGTCAGGATATTTTCTGCCGCCGCTGCCCGCGTCGATCAGCTTGCCCCTGCCGGCCAGCAGGTTACGGATCTGCCTGTCCGTATTCCTGCCGATATCGATCCCCGCCGCCCGTTCGATGCACGCCCGCACCGCGCTCGAGCAGTCCGAAAAGCCGTCCGCGCCCTCCGGCACGCCGAAGAATTGGTTCCGCTTTCCGCCGTTGGTGTACTCGTTCCGTTTTTCGCGGCTTTTCATCAGCCGCACAGCCTCTTTCCTCTGTTCATCCCTCGTCATCCGTCTCACTCTCCTTTCCGCCTTTCAGCAACACAAGCGCCGCTATGCCCAGCACAGTCGCCAGAACGATCAGCCCGGGTATATACTCAAGCCCGATCAGCACCAGCCCCAGCAAAAACTCAGCTCCGTGCATCGCATCACTCCTTTCAAATCAAAGAGGCCGAGGGTTATCCCTCGACCTCTATTTCCCCGTCCACGCGCTTGATGTAGTCGATTGCAAACATGTGGGCCTCTTGTTACCAATTCGCGCACTAACATCATTTCGCTTCTACGCAGAAACCAAACACGATTAAGCCATCATGCGCCATATAAGAAGCGTCAAGAACATGTACCTCGCCATTTGTATCAACAAAGTTCCAAGTGCCGGGCGCTTGCGCTGATCGCAGACACCATCGTTGAGCGTTATCGGAGCCAGGGGTCGTCTTAATCTTTGATGCATAATCAGGGAACAGCTCCTTATACAGCCCCTCATAGGTGCTTACTTTCAGGTCTCCAATTTCTTCCAGGCTCAAAACCCACGCCGCATCATTAACTGTTCGATCATCGCGTTTCCCATACGCATCATAACCCGGAGCGTCTTTGCTCACGGCAACCATCATATTTCGGGTTTCATCAGGTATAATTGGCACGATTTTATTAAGCAACGTTTCCCTCATCTTGCTTGCTTCGTATCCGCCAATGGTTCCTGTACCAATCACATACGTCCCGTCTTCATTTTGCTCCAAAATACCATTCAGGTGTTCTTTATACCACCCTCCGCTAAGAGCATAACGCGTCACAAATGTCACAGGTGCTTTTCCGGTTCCATCTGATTTTTCATCCGTGTCGAACGCGGCGATCTGCGCACCAACCGACCCATATTCAGTTCCTAGATCCAGCCTGAATGTATCACCTATCACATAATCATTCGTATATGTTCCGTTAATGATGCTCTCCTTGAGTTTTTTCCATGTGTACTTATTCGACGAATTCCAGATCATCTTATCACCGCTATAGATTTCTCGGACAGTCCCTTCTGGAATGACGATTTGGCGTACAATGCTCATATCGATGCTCACAGGATTGACACCTTCTTCGTGACTTCGGTGCCGTCTTCCAGTACAAACACCCAATCCTCGTTATAATTATTCTGAAGGTAATAACGTGCAAGACGGCCCACTTCGTCACGACGAGGAATGTTATACGAAAGATACTTGTCGTCGAGCGTATTTATATCTATTCGCTCGTACTTGATTGTGACCGTATGAGTGCCAGCAGTTCCATAATACCGGAAATACAAGCCATATGTACCAGCCCCGAGGTATTCACTGGCCCAGCCAATCGGGATTTCTCCTTCTGCGGGCGCATTGCCATTGGCGACATTCGTTCTTTCCATCTCGGAGCCCGTGGCAGTATAGCTTTCACCGTCAATAGTGACAATATATTTCATGTCACCTTCGAAGCCGTCGTTGTGAGAAAACAGTTGATAATTGCTGCTCTGTACGACACCGTTGCGAAAATCTACAAAGTTCGCCTCTATATTATCGGCTACCACAGGATACGTTATTGTATCGCCGAACGGCCTGTACTCCCACACCACTGCCCCTTCGCTGTCCGTCACAAGCTGCTGGTAGGGGGCGGGATTCGCGGGAAGACCGTCCGGATTCTCCGGCTTATTGGTCAGGTCATTGTAATCACCGCTGAACTGCTCAACGGCTTCCCATTCTGTCGGCTTGCCTTCGCTGTCTACGGCCTTAACCACCACAGTCTGGCCGACCAGCGCCGCCTGTACAAACGGTACACCTTCCGGCAGGTACTTCAGGTCGAGGGGTTTGATAGTCTCAACCTCGCCGCCTTGTCCAAATTCTATCGTGATCGTAGTGTTGGCAGGGAAATTGTGGAACTCGGTATATTCGGTCTGTCCGGCTGTTATACCGCTAATGATAACACAATGCGCGTTTCCTTCTGCATCCTTAAACTCTGCCCAGCATGATCCGACAAGAGCGTTATGATGACCCTGGACAGGGCAGTCCGCAGGAGAATCACCCAAGTACTTCTCGCTGCTTGTGGCGGTATAAAATGCACCGTTGTCTTTGAGCAGATACGCCGTACTCGGTCTGGGCATATACATTTTTTGCCATCCAAGCAGATCTGCATAGCCATTATCGTCGGTCGTAAATGTGATGGTTTTGGGCGTGTCAGTAAACGCGTACTCCTTTGTCGTATATGCCAGCTTCTCCTCCCACCTGCTCTCGCCTGTCGCGTCTGTTACGAGCATTTTGTTCGCTCCGTGCTCGGCGGCGAGATATTCAGGCAAGATTTTTGTGCTCATTTCATACAGTGCAAACTCCTTTTCGCCTCTGTATTCCTCCGTGGCGAATATGGAAAATGTACCCTCCGTTTCTTCAGCCACGCAGAAAGGAGGGTTCGCAAAGCCTTGCTGAACACTGGCTGGGTGCGAACCGAGATATAATATTCCTTGAGCAACTTTTGCTTCGCACTCGTAGTCCATCCCGGCAAAGCTTACTTTGTATTTAACATCGCGGGCCAGCTTTGGATCAACATCAGCAATTTGGGCAAAACACATACCGTTATCGCTATCCAATTCCATGTTTACGGTCGTTTGGGCGATAAGCGGAGCCAATGCTTCCTGCGTTAGTTTGTTTTCCCATGTAGTTGCCCCGGCCGCATCTGTGACGAGCATTTTGTTCACACCACTCTCAGGGGCAAGCAGCGCTGCATCTATGTATTTGGTTGTTACGATCTCTTCACGCAGGGAGATCGTGTGTTCACCGATGTCTTCTCTGCGCATCAGCAGCGTATATACTTGATCGATATACGTCGGTGCGAACATGAAAGGTTCGCCGGTATCTTCTCTGCTATCATTTTCATCCGCGCCAATCGACGCATTGCCGAAGAACACAGACGGGGAATTGGACCAATTTATGCCATACTTAGCCACACACTTATACTCAACGCCGTCGATGGTGAGGATGTAAGTGCGGCCGATTTTGATATCACCTTCGCTTCCGTCAGAGTTACCAAAGAGCATCGGCTGCATGGGCTCATCGTTGCAATAGCCAATGTATGTGGTAGCCTTGATATTCACCGTTTGTTCCGGCATCACAACAGTTTCAGCGCGTCTTATATATGCCAGCCTGTCCTCCCAAACGGTATTTCCCTCGCCGTCCGTTACGAGCTGCTGGTAGGGTTCTCCGCCTTCCGGCATGCCGCCGCCGTTCAGCACGTCGAACGTTTTTTCGCCTTCCGCATCTGTGATCGTAACGCGATGGCCGTTTTCGATTTCAGTAACGGCAACCACCGGCGATACGCCATCCTTGCCATCCTTGCCATCCTTGCCATCCTGCCCGTCAATGCCGTTCGCGCCGTCCTTGCCGTCGATACCGTCTTTGCCGTTCGCGCCGTCCTGCCCGTCTTTGCCGTTGAGGATATCGAAAGAGCGCGTTCCGCTGATATCCTCAATGGTCACGCGCGTTCCGCCTTCGATCGCTTCCGTCGTCAGCATCGGAGAAACGACAGGGATCATCTGTTCTTCTCCGCCGCGCTTGATCTGCAGCGCATAGTCGTTGTCGGCATTTTTGATAACGCCCAGCACATAGTCGTTGACCACGACCGGCCCGATCACAAACCCCTTGATCGTCACATTGCCATAAACCTGTTCAGCCATAAATCAGGACACCTCCGCTTCAAGGATAAAATTCCGGAAATTGCTTGTCTTGCCGCTCTGCTTGCGCGCGTTGTCTGTCGGCCAGATCGTGCGCGGCAAATATCCGTCAAAGTTCAGCTGCATATCAGCGCTATATTTGCCCGGCTCTGCGTTTTCGGTATCGCCCGGCATGATCACGATTCGGCTCACTCCGGGCGGCGTTGTATAGCGGATGATTGCCGTGCTGCCCTTGTCCGGCAGTGCCCGTACCGTAAACGTGATCGTGTCGTTTTCGCCCAGTTTATAAGTCTCACCGTTGTTCTCAAACGCTATCTCCGGCTCAAAGGCGATATAGTCGCCCTTTGTCATGTGCATAACACCATCGCCGTCAATGTAGAACATAGTGTCTCACCTCCTCTCAGGCGATATATTCCGTCCAATACCTCTCGTCCACAACGCCCGGCTCCCAAACGTTCTGCATGCTCTCCAGCACGTTGATCCAGAGCTTGCCCCTGTGCTCCACGATCGCGCCAGGCTGATAGTTCAGGCTCACACCATCCCATGGCTCCCATGCCGGATAGCCGCTCTCCGTGCCTCCTTCGCCGCCGGAAACGCCGCCTTCAAGCGCAAGCACGCGCGCCTCAAGGGCGTTGTATTTTTCGACAAGCGTCCGATACAGCGCGTCCAGTTCGCCCTTTTCCGCGTCCACCGTCTGGTTCTCAAACACCATCCGGTCAAGCTCCGCCTTTTCCCCGTCCGTGAGCCTGCCCTGCGCCCAGAACGCGTCGATGCGCTTCGTCAGCTCCTCCACGCTCTGCTTCTTCGCCAGCACCACGCTCTTCATCAGTTCAAACATGTTTGCCATTTTCCCCGCCTCCTCAGTTTTCTGTCATCAGCGCTTCCAGGGCCTCGATCCGCGCCCTGAGCGCCGCGATATCCGCCGCCACGAAATCCCTCTTGATCCTCTCAGGCGAGATCTCGTTTTCTTCCTTGTCGTATACTGCCCCGCGCCAGCCAATGACCGTCGCGCCGTCCTCTGTCTTCAGATCCAGCCCGTTTTCCGTCACGGCAGTCACTTCCGCCGCCTGCCGCTTCTCCTCTCCGGGCAGCATGATATATACCCTCATGACCATCACCTTCTTCCCTATAACGAGGATCCCAAGGGGAATCTTTCCCCTTGGCGGGACCAGCGCCCCGGAACCCCGTTTTCGGACACTTTACTGATATGTCACCGTCAGCCCCGGCGCGTTCGCACTGCCGTAGCCCGCAAAATTCGCATATGCCGCCGCAGGCCCCCATATATACAGGCCCTTGGCCGCGCCGCTTGCCATCTGCTGCACGGCTGCAACGATCTCCGCCGTCGATACCGACAGCCATTCCTTCTGACCGACCGTGCCGACCACCACGTCGTTTGCCGTCACCGTCGCCACACCGCCGCTCGGCCCCGTGTTGCTCATCGTTCCGATGCGCACCGTCACGTTGTTTCCGCTGCCAACGCCCGCGTTGCGGTACAGCGTCAGCGTCGCCGCCTTGATCGTCTTCCCGCTGATCGCGCTCACATCAAACCACATGCAGCCCTTGTAATTGCCGCCGTCGCTCGTCTTTCCCTGCGCGATCACGTTCGTTCCGCTGTACCAGCCTCCGCCGTCGTGCGTGCGGCTCGCCGTCAGCGTCAGCGCAGCCGTCGTCGTGACTGTCGGCGTGACCACAGCCGAATCGCTTCCGCTGCCTGCGTCGGAAGCGCCGCGCACAACGCTGTCCGCCCGGCAATATACGCCCGTGTCTCCGTTGGGCCTGCTCGTCAGCACGCCCACGCTCGCGTTGTTCCTCGCATAGATCCCGTATTTGTTCTGCTCGCCCTTGCAGCTTTGCAAAAACACTCGGCTGTTCGTCGTCGCGAACACGCCCGCATAGCCGCCGTTGAACGTGCAGCCGTTTGCCTCCGCCTGCGATTCGAGCGCCTGCAGCCCGTTTCCGTATGCGTTCGCCGCCGTATAGCTGTTCGCCGTGAACACGCAGTTCTCCAGCATCGCAGGCCCGCTGCTCGTCAGATACAAGCAGTCCGCCGTCGATCCGTTGTTGATCTTGAGATCATACATATAAAATCTGTTCGGCACGTCCGAAAGCGTCACGCGCCCCGAGACCGTGTGCCCGTTGCCGAGGATCACGACGGACGCGCCCGTCGTCTGCCGAAGCTCCGCTTCCTCCACCGTGTCAGCCGCCATCGTGATCGCGACGCGCGCGGGAATGTGCCTGCCGTTCAGCTTCGCAAATGCGTCCGCCAGCGTCGCAAACACTTTCTCTCCGTCCACCACGCCGCCCACCGTCAGCCCCGTCGGCCCGTCATATTGCGCATGCACGTTCGGGCTGTTCACTTTTGCGATAGACAAACCGAACATATCCAGCATCATATCGCCGTCAACGCCGCTTACGTTCACGCGGAGCAAAGGGGTGTCGATCGAAAACTGATCTTTCGTAATGATAAGCCTGCTCCCGTCGATCACCTGCGTCGGCGTATAGCTCTCCAGCGCCCCGCTCACCTCCGCCGTGATCTGCCCCGGCACCAGCGCCATCTGCGCCTTCAGCGCGTCCACGTCGCCCGCGTCCGCTTTGCCCTGCACCGCAAGCCCGATCTTCTCCTCCGCCCAAAGGTTCAGCTCTCCCTTGAGCGCCTCGATCGTCTCCGTGCGCAGGACGATGCTCTCGATCTCGCCGATGACCGCCTCCGCCGCAAACAAGCTCGCCACGTTGATCTCCGCCGCCGTGATCGTTCCGGACAGGATCTCGTTTGCCGTGATGCTCTTTGCCGCAATCTTGTCCGCCGTTACCGACCGCGCCACAAGCACCGTGCCGGAAATGGCGCTCTGATATTCCTCCTGCGAAAGCTGCTCGACAGTCAAAGAGCCGTCCGTCGCGTTGATCGCCCGGAACAGCCCGTTCTCGCCCCGGAGCAGAAGCCTCTCCACCGAAAGCGTCCCGGCCGTGATCACGTCCGCGTTCAGGCTCACAATCTTCGCTTCCGTGATACTGCCGTCCGCGATCTGCGCCGTGCCAATCGCGCCCTGCGCAATGAGCGCCTGTGTGATCGCACCCAGCGCGATCTTCGCCGTGTCGATCGATGCGTTTTTGATCTGCGCGCCGTCTATTTCGGCCCGAGAGATCTGCGCCCTTGTGATCTCCGCCACTGTCGCCTCAAGGTCTTCGATGTCCGCCGCTTCGATCTTCGCGTTCACGATCTGCGCCCAGTCGATCTCCGCCATCGCGATCTCCGCCTTTGCCACCAGCGCGATCTGCGCCGCCAGCGTCTCGATCTGCGCCCAGTCGATATTGGCCTTTTCGATGTTCGCCGCCGTGATCTGCGCCGCGGCGATGCTCGCCAGATCTGCATACAGCTGGTCCGCCGTGATGCTGCCCGCCACCAGCTGCCGGATGTCCGCGCGGATCGCCACCACCGCGTCCGCCGAAAGCTGTTCGATCGCCGCAGATGTGATCTTTGCATACCCAACCGAAAGATCCCTCAGCTTGCCGCCTGTGATCGTCCCGTTCGCGATCTTCGTTCCGCCGATCGACCCGTTTGCCAATTCATAGCCGTATATAGTGGTAGAAATCTCGCTGATCTCGCCCAGCCTTGTTTCTTCGTATTTTCCCTTCAGCGCGTCGAACGTATATCCGACCATGCGCACTTTCACGTCGATGCCCGCGCCATGGTCGATCACCGGCACGCTGTCATATAGATGCAGCGCATATTCGTTTGCCAGCGCAGCATATTCCTCGCTCAGTTCCAGCCGCACAAACTTCGCATCCAGCCTCGCCGTCGGCAGATCGCACCCGGCTTCAAAATCCGCCAGTGCCATTTCTTGGAGCTTTGCAAGCGCCTGTTGTTCAGTTGTTTTGTCATCAACAGCCACATCGTATTCGACAACAGCCGTCCGGATTATGGGATATTCCCCGATATGCGCGCTGTCCACCGGCGCACCGTACAGATCTTCGCCTTCTTTGTCGCTTCCCACCGGGATGATTCGGGTTACGATATCCGACATATCCTGCTCCAGTTGCGCAGAAAGCAGGTTCTTTCCATACCGGATCTCCACGCCCCTGTCGCGCTCCTCGTCCGGCACAAGGAAGATTTCAAAGTTGTCTCGAATCACCTTCGCGCCCGTCTGCGCCGCGATGCCCGTTTCCGGTTCAAGCAAGCACGCGATCAGATTCTTTCCGCTGAAGTCGCCGCTAATGTCTCCATCTATCCCGCAAATAATACTGATGCCGCAGTCGTGGTCTGCCATCTCAAGAAAACGGGAACACGCGGTTCTGGCCGACACGTTTTCGATTTGATATTTCCCGTTTACGACAACTCCCATCAGGTCGTAGGAGATATGCCGCGCTTTCGCTTCAACAAACCGTCCTTCGCTGTCGTTTACCACGCTGTAAATGCGGAACAGCTGTTCTCGCGTCTGCCGCGGCTGCACGACCGTGCCGGGCGTATCGCCCCTGATCACTTCCGTCTCCGTGCCGACGTATTTGAGATAGTCCGCATACATATATCCCTTCGCGCCGCCCTCGCAAACGATCACGCCCCACCATCCAGCCACGCTGCTCTCGCCGTATTTCACGACTTTTGTGCCGCTCGGATATGCGCCGATAATCTTCCCGTTCGGCTTCGCGCGCAGATGCAGCCTGCTGTTTCCCGTGTTCACCTGCCAGATCTCGCGCGTCACGCTCTCGCCGGAAGACCCGTCGATTGTGATCTGCGGCGTCTCGCGCATCGGCGCAGGCGCCTTGATGATCCTGTCCGCCGCCAGCAAAAACGCGCGGTTATCGTCCGTGATCGGCTGCCGCAGCACCAGTTCATACAGCCCGCCCGCCTGCTCTTCGATCTCGCACAGCACAGGCTCCAGCGTACCCAACCCCAGCGTCGAAAAATCCTGCGCGTTCTTCTCGTATATCGTGATCACAAGTATCTCACCCTCCTCACGATTTCAACCTTCGTCACATTGCCTGTCCAGCTCACATTGTTCGCGCCCGGATCGAGCTTCGGAAACTCGTCCATCGTCACGCGGCTGTTGGCAAGGCTCGCGCCGTCCGCACTCAGGCAATCCCTCAGTTCGCTGTCAATGATGATCGATCCGCCCTTCACTTCCATCACGCACCCGTTCACCACCAGCGTGTAATCGCCCGTCGCCGTCACCTTGATCCTCGGCTCACACGCCGCATTGCCCGGATTGCTGATCGTGCCATTGCTGGTGAGAACAACTGCGGTATCGTCGTTTGAATACCAAAACGGCTTGCATCGGAACGATACGGCAAACTGAAGATTCTTTTTGCCGCGCATGATCTGCGTAAATGGCACCTGGTTTGCGATCCGTGCCTTGAAATACCCTCCCGTGCGATTGCCGAATTCTACGGTGCCGCTGCCGCGCAGCCATGCGCCGATCTCGTTGATCCGGCTTGCATCGCGCATAGAGCACTGCGCAGAAAGGGTGAGGTCGTCGTAGACTTCCTCACCCTCGAGCATTGCAAGGCTGCCGCTGCGGCCGGGCACATTGATGTACTCTGCCCGTTCATTCGGGTATGTGATCGGCGGATGCTCGGAAACATAGATTCCCAAATCCGTGCTCTTCACGCCGTTCCATTTGAACCACCCACTCATGTTTCCACCGTCCTATCACAGGCCATATCCCTTGCTCGTCCTCGCATTCTCTATCGCCAGATCGCGCCGGAGCTGACGCACAGATGCCGTGTCGTTGAGCACAAAGGTATTGCCCGTCACGTTCGTCGTGCTCTGCTGGTTATATGTGTTCTTTGTCGTCGTCCTGTTGTTCGTCGTGCCGCCGCTTCCGCCGCCGATATATCCAAGGCTCACATTGGCATTGCGCACGACCTGCGCCGCAAGCACAGAGAACTGCGCCAGCGCTTCTTCCACAATCTCGCCCGCGGCAGTTTTCATAGCGGAAACGGCAATGTTCTTGCCGCCCGTAATACCGGCAGCGAGAGCAGCCATCGTGCTCATGCCGACCAGTTCAAACCCGTTCATTGCTGCCATCAGGCGTCTGCGCATCTCAGCCACGTCGTTTTCGATCGGGTATTCCGCCATGCCCTTCCCAACGCCGGCAGCAATGTCTCCGCCCGTCGGCTCCATCGCTCCGGCCGGAGAATGGATGTCAAAGGCAGTGTTCAGCGCGTCGATCAAATTATCCCGCGTCAGTTCAGCATCGCCCGCAAGATCAGTCGCCTGCATGCCCTCCAGCACGCCTGCAATGATATCCTCGCCAACCTCGGCGGTATCCATCGCTTCCAGCAGCTTGATGATGCTTTCCACTTCCGCGCTTTCCTGCTCGGTCAGTTCCTTGCCCGTAGCCTTGTACTGAGCGAGTTCCTGAAGGTAGGCAATCAACTGATCCTGACGAGGTTCGATATCATTCTGCAGGATAGAATCAACGTTCACAGGATCAATCAGATTCTGCCAGAATCCACGATCGGGCGAATATTTCTTTATGCTGGCTGCTGCATTGTCGACTATACTCTTCCAGTCAACATCTTGCATGCCCATTGCTTTTCCAAGCGGCGTAAATCCAATGCTGGTCTTGTCCAGTTCTTCCTGCGCCTTCTTGACCGTTTCCTCGGTGCCTTCCGCCTTGGCCGTGATGACAACGTGGTAACCGCCGTCTTCATCGAGCGCCAGCAGGAAGTTTTCCTTGCTCAACTGATTCTGAACCTCTGCCGAGAACGGAACCCGCACGCCGTCTTTCCAGAACGTCGTGTTTTCGCCGAACACAGCCTTTTTCAGTTCCTCTTCCGTCATGCTTTCCGGGGAAACTCTTCCTTTTATAGATACGGGATTCTGGCTGTTGGCAGCCATGAACTGTCTGTACGCGATCGCGTCATATCCGCTCAGTTTCAGTCTGCTGCTCACAAGACTGCCCGGGTCAGCCGCAAACGCTTCCCACGTCGCCTTTGCAGGTTCCATATCCAGATCCGTTGCAATCGACAGCGTTTCTTCAACGACAGCTTCTATGCCCTCGCTCAGTCCGCTCAATTCGCCGCTTTCCTTCAGGAACTGCTGGACCTGTGCAAGCTTTTCCGTAGCGTCGAAATCCACATCCGGGAACAGCCCGGACAAGTCAACTCCATCTGTCTCAAGCCCCTTGATCTGTTCCAGCAGCGCAAGGTATTCCACCAGCGCACCTTCGTCCATATTGGCCATCGCCGTCCGGATCTCAGAAAGCATGCCATTTTTGCCTTCGCTGTCGAGCATCGCATATTCGCTTAGTTTGTCATACAGGTCTTCGATCTGCTTCGCCGTCTCCTGCATGCCATCCTGTTCAAACACCTGCCCGTATACTTCAGAGAGCAGTTTCGCATATTCTTCCGTGGCTTTGATCCTGTCCGCGGCATATCTCTGGTCAAGTTCTGCCAGCGCCGCGTCCTGCTCTTCGCCTTCTTCCATCAGTTTGATCAGGTCGCGTTCCTTGTCATACTGCTCGTTCAGCTCCTGATTGATTACAGACATGCCCTGCGCCGCCGCAACGATCGCATCTTCATATGCCTGCGCCTGCATGTCCATATCGCCCGCGGCGCTTGCGCGCGCCAGCGTGTTCTCCAACTGATTGCGGATCTCGTCAAACCCCTTGCCGTCCGCAGGCCGCAGTTCATATTTGACCACCAGCGCGTCGCGCGCATCGATCAGGTCCTGCAGTTTGATTTGTTCCTTCTCGGTCAGATTCCGCCCTTTGCGCTTCTTGAGCAGTTTTTCAACTTCGGCGTCATACTTGTCCAGCATCGCCATATCCTGCTGGATCTGTGCGCTGTATTCTGTATGGCCGCTTTCGGCGGCAGTCTGATCCAGTTTGGTCAGTTCCTGCCGCACATCGTCGTTGAGCGCCTTGTAGCTCTCAACCCATGCGTTCACAGCCTCGTCAGACTCGCGCTTGTTGTCGTTCCAGTCGCTGATCAGCCTGTCCATCCAGCCCTCAGTGCTGTCGATCTGCGCCTTGAACGCACTCTCGTCCAGCCCAAGGCCCGCAAGACCGGCGTTTTCTCGTCCATAGAACGTTTCGGCAGACGTGTTTTTCCAGCTTTCTGCCGTCTTTTCCATTCCCTCCAGCGCTTCTCGTGCCGCTTTTGCGCCGCTCGCCCAGTCATAGAAGGCGATTGCGCCGGCCGCAACAGCCGCCGTCAATGCAATCACAAGCCCGGGCTTGCTGGTCAATGCAGTTGCAAGACCGCCTATGCCTCCGCCTGCATTCTTGGCAGCAATTCCTATGTCTCCGAAATACTTTGCCGCTGTTGATATTTCTTTCGTAACAGCGCCAATGCCCTTTTTGATCTTTCCATATACGAGCAGTGCAGGACCCAGCCCAGCGGCACCCAGCGCAAATTTTTGTATGATCTCCCTCTGTCCCTTATCAAGGCCCATAAAGCTTTCCAGCAGATCGTCAACAGAATCGATCATGCTCTGGATCGCCGGGGACTGATCTTCTGCAAATTGCCTTAGAAACTGGATTCCCTTATTTTTCAGATTTGTCAGTTTACTGGCCGTTGTGGCATATCGCTTGTTTGCCTCTTCAGTCAGCGCAGTATTCTCTTTCCACGCGTTATTGGAAATATCAAGAGCTTCGTTGAATAGATCATGTGCATTGACAGTACGCAGCATAGTATCGCGCAGACGCACCTCGTTGACGCCAATCTCCTGCAGCGTTACAATCGCACTTGCACCTTCCTCATCCATCTTTGCAAGCCCATCGACAAATTTCATAAAAGCTTCGGTCGGATCGCTGTCCCAAACTTCCTTAAACTGTTCCCCGGTCAGTCCGGAGACAGAAGCAAAGTCCTCCAGCGCCTCTCCACCGGTTTCAGCGGCAACTTCCATCCTGACCAGCGCCTTAGAAAACGCACTGCCGCCCATCTGGGTTTCAATGCCAACAGAAGAAAGAGCAGCGGAAATGGCCAGAATTTGATCTTCAGTCATACCAACCTGTTTGCCTGCAGCAGCAAGCCTATATCCCATTTCAATGATCTCAGCTTCGGTCGTCGCGAAATTATTGCCAAGATCTACAATAGCAGAGCCAAGCGCTCGCCAGTTTTCGTCCGTCTGGACCATGCCGGTTATATTGGCAAACCGTGCAAGCGCAGTTGCTGCCTCTTCAGCAGTAACATTCGTACTATTGCCCAGGTCAATCATCGTCTTTGTGAAATCAAGAATCGTGTCCTTCTCGATGCCCAACTGCCCGGCAATCGCGACAAGTTCCGCTATATCCACAGCCGACATTGCCAGTTCAGTGCTCATCTGCTGAATACCGCTGGAAAGCCTGCTGTAATCCGCATCCGTGCCGTCTACTGTTTTCTTGACAGAAGTAAAAGCACTCTCGTAGTCGATCGCGCTCTTCACAGCCGTTGCGCCCAGCGCAAGCAGCGGCGTTGTCAGTCCGGTGGTCAGCGCCTTTCCGGCATTAACCCATGTATCGCTGTTTTGAGAGGCCTTCTTGCCAAAGTTTTCAATAGCATCGCCCGCCTGATACCATGCGCTCTCCTGTTCGATCAGTTTGCGCTTCGTCTTGGCGAGTTCCACCTGCGTCTCAGCCATTTCGGCATTGACATTGTTCAGTCCGATTTTTGCACGGGTAATGCTGTCATCGGTATCTCGGATATTCTTTTTATAGGCCTTGAGCTGGCCTTCGATCTTCGTGATCTCGGTTTTGGATTCGGCGTACTCCTTGTTCAGTTCATCAAGGTTCTTTTTCGCCTCGATCGTAACAGAGTCCGTATCGCCCAAGGTTTTTGCGTATGCCTGATATGCATCAGTAGCATTGTCGACCTGCTTTGCAAGCTGCTTGCTGATCATTCTTGCCGATTCAAGCCGGCGCTCATAATCCGCATGACGCTTCTTGGTTGTGTTCAGTTCACTGTTCAGTTCGCTCAGACGCTTGCTGTATTCGTTCGCCGCGACTTTCTGCAGGTCGAGTTTTCTTCCCAGCATGTCGATCTTTGCCGCCGACCCGGCAGCAGTATCGGCAAATTTGTCAACTCCGGCCCCTGCCAGCTTGAACGAGCTCTCCGCCTCTTTGATTTGGAGATTGATAGTCTTAATATTCCGGGTAAAATTGCCGCTGTCCAGCGACAGCGCAACAACAAGCTCGCGAAGGGTCTCAGCCATCTATTCTCACCTCGGTCTCAAACTGGGCCAGACTTCATCGATATATGCCGGTTTCGGCTCGGCTTCCTTTCTCGCCTTCCAGGCACGCACCTTCATATATCCGATCATGTCCATCTGGTCAATCTCATGCATGCGCCAGCCGGCGTCCAGCAGCGCGTTATACGTCGAAAAGATGTAGTCCGAAAGCGTCATCGGCGCTGTGTGTTCGCCTCCGGATTTGTTGGAAAAGGGAACTCGTGCAGCACCTCCGTGGTCTGGGTCTGCACAGACATCAGCGTCAGCGCGATATCGTGCATAACGCGATCGGCGGGATACCCGTCGTAAACATCGTCCGGCGTGAACTGGTTCTGAAACACCAGACAGAACCACTTAACCATCACATCCAGCGCCTTTTCGATGGTGATACCATCGTCATTCGCTTCGATGCCGGCAGCCGCGTCACGCGCGATCTTGTTTACCTTGCCGTACATTTCAGTTGCAGGGCCGATTTCGCGCAAAGCGCGCCCGGAAACAAAATCCACGGTATACGTTTTGTCATTCAGTTTGCATGTGATCACGTCTCACACCTCCAACAGCAAAAGCCCCGGTTAATACCGGGGCTTTTCATCGTCATTCGTGTCTGATCAGGCCGATGCGACCGGCTCATAAACGGTTGCAAGGAAGGTATTGGCCTTCTCCGCAGTAAAGCCGTTCACGCCCTCATCGGCAACAGCCTGATAGTTGTTGTCGTAGGTGCGCTTGATCGCAGTCCATTCGACTTCAGGGGTCTGACGGGTGATCGTCTCGCCTTCCTTGGTGTTGTAGTTTTCGGTCAGCGGCTTTGCCCTAACCTTATACAGCCACACATAGCGGAAGGTGTGGTCAGCCTTTTCAGACTTAAAGCCAACCGCGAAATACGGCGGCTTATCATTGGAGTTGCGCAGCAGAACGCCGTTGCTGTCAACGGTAGAGCCGAAGATCTTCTGCTGAACATCCAGCGGGATATCCGCCATGCGGGTGGTGAAGGTAACTTCCGGATCAGGATAGACGACGTCATATTCGCCGTCATCGGCATACTGAACGTCCGGATCGCTGTTTTCCGGGGTCAGCGTCGCTTCGATAGCGCCGGCAACAGGCACAACGGTGCCGTATTCGGCGCCGGCTTCGGTATCGCTTTCCAGCGGCGCGATAACCAGATTCTTCAGACCGATCGTAGAGCTGGGCTTGTTCGTATCAGGCATATCGGTTTCCTCCTCTTTTCAGTTATAATGAGCGAAGCGCGTCATCAAGGACGCGCTTGATTTCTTGGTACGCTTCGGGGGCTCTCGCATCAAAGGCAGGCTGGATAAACGGATGAGCAGGAGCAGGAGCCGGACCGCCATGCCCGAACTCAACAGGATTGGCGTAATAGGCTTTCTTCTCGCTGTTCATGTCCTTTCGGTGAACACCTGCGCTGATCTGTTTTGAGCCATTGGATTTTGTCTTGACCTTTCCGGTCTTGATAGAAGCATGCAAAACACCGGTCCGGATCTTGGGATCCGTCTCGGTGTTTTTGAGCATCTGTTCATGTATGGGCTTGATTCCGGCCTCCAGTGCCTTCTTGATCACGGGGCTTTCGTTGTTCAGGCTGGTAGCCATGTTTCGGATATCTTCGGTCAGGTCAGAAAGGCCGCGCACACTCATTCGCTTTGCCAATCTGTTGCCTCCTCGATATACGACCATGTCCACTGCACGGTGAACGCGCGCGTCGCATAGTCATATGCCGGCTCGTTATATCCTCTGTCGGATTCCGAGACCAGTGCAAACCCGGCCTTTCGCATCAGATTCCTGACACGTTCCGCCGTTTCCGTCGGGTCAGAATCGCTCCAAAGGTTCATATAGACGAATATCTTGTACTCAGCCAACGCATCGTCATAATGAAAATGCTCCGTGCGCATCGTCGAGTACACGATATACTGATCAGGCTGCTTCTGTTTGCCGCCTGTCGGCCTCCAGATGCCAGCCATGACAGGCACGCCCAGCATAATCGGCGCCAGTGCTTCTTGTACCTGCCTCATCCGTCCACCCCTTTGACCTGCGCAGCTTTCAAACCAAGATAGCGGCGTTTGAACTCATATTCACCCAGCGTCTGGATAATCCAGCGTTCGCCGCGAAACTCGATCCACATACCGGGCTGGATATCAGCCCGGTACCGAATCGTGAAGTTCAAAACCGTTTCCGAATTCATCGTGTCAGCAGCGCGAAAGTTCTGGTTTCCTGCATCCATGACCGACGCCCATACTCTGCATATCGTAGTGTCAATGGCTTCAGGATAGCCGTTTTCGTTGATGATGTTGTCTGTAACACCGATCGTTATCCTGTTCCGCAAATCCCCCGGCCGCGGGTTTGATGTGAATGTTTTATATCCTCGCAAAAGCGCTCACCTCACTAAAACATGCGCGCCGGATCTCTGTGCGGATAGAGCAGGTTTTCAAAAGCGGCGCGCATGGCGTTGTAGCTTTCTCGGTCAGCGTTTTCGCGGTTTTCATAATAATGGCTGACATATAAGAGAATTGCATGTCTCACAACTTCCGGAATATCATCCATATCTTCAAAAACCACCCGACAATAATCATTTGCAGCAGCTTCCGCCGCATTGATCAGGTCCTTGATCAGTCCATCCTCTTCATCATGCTCTATACGAAGATAAGCCTTTACTTTATTGATCTTGGTAAACGCCATACGCCACCCCTTTCTGCAGCCTGACGATTCAGGCTGCTGATTTTATCAGGCTCAGGCGCCGGCGACCTTCAGCAGCTTCACAGCTTCCGGCAGAACCAGCTTGCCGTCCACGCGTTCGCGGCCCTGGAAACCGACCTGACCATTGGCGGCGTACAGCTCGTTCAGGCGCTTGAAAGAACGAACGCCGCGGTCAGCGATCCAGTAGTAGCTCATGTCGCCGAAAGCAACAGCAAAATTGCCGGCGCTGATGGTCGGGGCATAGGCAGAAGTGTGCAGCGGACGGCCGAGCAGTTTGTCCGGCTGGCCAGCCTGCAGACCCGGTTGCCAGATATACTCGCCGCTGCCCGAGGTCTTGAGCTTGCGAACCGCCTTGACAGTCGCATCGTTCATCACAAACACGGCCTTGTTGCGATACGGGGCCTTCAGAGAGTAGAACAGGTCCATGATCTCGTCAGCAGTAATCGCAGCGCCGGCAGTGGTTACACCCAGTTCGCCGCCATCAGTCTCGTGGAACAGGCCGGTCGGCTTGCCAGTGCCGTCACCGACAAAGAACGCCTCTTCTTCAGCCGCGCCGATACGACGGGCGAACTCAGTAGCGACATAGGCCTGAATGTTGAACACGGAGTCAGCCAGCAGTTCTTCGGAAACCTTGATCATAGTGGCCAGCTTGTAAGCGCCCAGCGTGATCTGACCGAACTGCTCATCGCTCTCCGGATAAGCGCCGTTCTCGTCTACCCACTGCGCGGTGCCATGGCTCTTGACCACCGGAATCTTGCGTTCTCCGGAATCGGTGCTGATGACCTTGGCCAGACGGCGCATGATGTTCTCTTCCTCCAGAGCGGTGATCAGAGTGGCCTGATACTCGTCCGGAACCAGGTAGCCGCCGTCAGCATCAGTGCCCTCGCGCAGGATGTTGTGAACAGCCGGATCCATAAACTTGTTCTTGAGGCCGGACCAGAACGCGTTGTTGTAAGCCTTGGCAGCGCGGCCCTTCTTGTCCTCATCGCCGATCTGCGGGTTGACGCCGCTGTTGAGCGGGTTGGAAACAGCCTTGCCGAGCTCATTGTCCATCTCCTGCTGCCTCTCAAGGCGTTCGATCTGCTTGCCCAGGTTGACGATCTCGGCCTCCATCTTGTCGTAGGTGGCACCGTCCTCGGCACTCATAGTGCCGTTTTCGGCGGTGTGGGTGTCAAGGAAGCGCTTCGCATCTTCCCAAGCCTTCGCCCTCTGGTTCCTGAGTTCAAAAATCTTGCTCATATCCATTTCCTCCTTATTATTGCAAAAGCGCCAGCCTGCGCTGTCGCGCCGATGCATTCACTCGTTTTTCTTCCTTCGCCGGTTCAGCCGGCTGCTCGATCTTCGCCTGCAGTTTGTTCAGCAGGCAGTTGGTCACAGTGCGGCGGCTGAAAACAAAACTGTTTTCCACCGTGCGATCCGCGCTCTTTTCCTCAAACATGACTTCGTCGCAGAACTTCATTTCCAGCGCCGTATGTGCGCTCATCCATGTCTCCGCGTCCATCATGTGGCCAAGTTTCGTCCTCGACATCCCGGTTTTGAGTTCATAGGCATTGATGATCGATTCCTTGACTTCGTCCAGCAGTTGGATCGCCTTGCGCATCTCCTCGCTGTCGCCCATCGCCACAGTCAGCGGATTGTGGATCATCATCAGGCTCGTCGGAGACATCATCACCTTGGTGCCCGCCATTGCAATGACAGACGCCGCACTGGCAGCCGTGCCGTCGATCTTGACCGTCACTTCATGCGGATAATCCATCAGCATCGTGTAGATCATGGACGCCGCGACGCAGTCGCCGCCCGGCGAATTGATTCTCACGCATACAGGACCGCTGCCCGCCATCAGATCAGCCTTGAACTGTGCCGGCGTAACCTCGTCGCCCCACCAGCTTTCCTCAGCAATAACGCCCTCAAGGATCAGTTCGCGTCCGCTCTCGGCCTGTACCCAATTCCAAAATTTCATTTCGTTTTCACCCCCTCTGCGCCGTTCTTATTTCCACCGGCGGCCATCTGAGCCTGTGCCGCCTCAATGGAGATCATGTTGCCGTTGACAAGGTAGGCATTGCCGCCCATCTCGTCCGGGATCGGGTTCTCGTTTTCCTTTTCCCGTATGTCGTTCGCGCTCATCCAGCCGTTCTGTCGTGCGATCGCGTAGCCCTCCATGCGGCTCTTGTAGTCGCCTCGCATCAGGCCGTCCATGTTGAACTGGGTATAAAAACGGCCCTTGTCTTCCTCGTTGAACAGCTGCTTGTTTGCGGCCTGTTCAATGCGGACCAGCCAAGGGCGGATCGTATGCACAGCAAAGGATATGGACTGATGTTCGATATTGGAGAACGTTGCATGCTCCAGATCGCCGATCATATGCGGCGGTACGCGATAGATCCTGCAAATCTCGCTGACTTGGAACTTTCTCGTCTCAAGGAACTGCGCTTCGTTATTGGGAATAGAGATCTGCTGGAACTGCATTCCCTCTTCAAGCACAGCTACCTTGCCGGAATTTTTGGAGCCGCCGTATGCGGCATTCCACGCCGCCCTCAGCTTCGCAGGATCGTTCACATGGTTCGGATGCGTCAGGATACCGGCAGGTGTCGCACCGTTGCCGAAGAAATTCGATCCGTATTCCTCCGCTGCGATGCCAAGTCCAATCGCGTTCTTCTCAATCGCGATCGGGCTGTATCCGCGCACGCCGTCAAAGCCAAGACCCGGAACAGCGAACACTTCCTCCGGCATGAGAGTTGCTACACCGTTTTTGCCGTTTGTGTATTCGTATCGCAGTTCGCCGTCCTCGCTTCGATACACGCGCATATTGCACGAAAGCAGCGGATATATTGCAATGATCTTGTTGCGCCCGTCACGAATGATCTGCGCATAGGCATTGCCCCAGATCAGAAGGTTCGCCAGCATCGACTCGCGCCACACAAAGGACGTCATTTCGCTGTTCGGCTCGTCGTGTACCAGCCTGTACAGCGAATGGTCCGTCGCCTTGCGATGACCGCTGTCTGTGCGCTCATACACAGAAAAAGGAAGACTCGCAATCGTTTCAGAGATCACTCGGACACATGCATAAACAGCAGATAGCTGCATTGCCGATGTGGGCGTAACCTCCTTGCCGGCTGCGGTCGCGCCACTGCCAAACAGGACTTCGTCGCCCGCATTTCCCCCCATGTAATTTTGTACTTGCGGCTTGTCGCGGGAACGGATCAGTTTCGGTATCCGGAACGCCAATTTCTACACCTCCAAATAAAAAGCAGAGCATTTTTGCTCTGCTGCCACCGATTATCGGTTATAGCTGTAAACAGGATTGCTGTCTTCATTGCCCGTCTTTTTACCGTGGCAATTCTTGCAAAGCGGCTGCCAGTTCCGCTGATCCCACCGAAGCGTCGGATCACCTCTGTGCGGAATGATATGGTCAACCACCCGTGCAGGCACGATCTTGCCCGCCGCCTTACACTTTACGCACAACGGATTCTTGCGCAGGAACAGTTCCCGCTCTCTCCTCCAGCGCGCGTCATATCCGCGTTCCGCGGCAGTCTCACGCGAGTCCCATTTTCTGTGCGCCTCGCAGTACACTTTATCGCTCAGATTCGGACATCCCGGAAACCGGCACGGCCGTTTCGGCTTGTACGGCACACGCATTCACCTCTAATGTATCATCATATAAACAGCAGTTCCCGCTCGTCGTATATGGAGAATCCGCTGTTCTGATTTTTCAGCGCCCGGTCCAGCGCCATGACCAGCGCGACCGCGCCGTCAACGCGCTCGGTGGACTTCTCCTTGTCGATCTTCTGGTTGCCCGCAGGATCAGTCCGGACATATGCGTTGTCCATACACCAGCGCAGCACGGGATGCCCGCCGTGGTTCAGCTTTCTCTCCAGCACAATGCGCATCAGTTCCTTGGTCGGCGGAGACATATCCTTGAACCCCTGTCCAAACGGCACCATTGTGAACCCGTCTCCGTCCAGATTCTGTACCATCATGGTCGCGTTCCATCTGTCGTGCGCGATCTCTCGGATGTTGTACTTTTCTCCAAGTTCAATGATCGTCTGCTCGATAAACCCGTAATGCACGACGTTGCCCTCGGTAGCAAACACATGCCCCTGTTTTTCCCACACATCATACGGTACATGGTCGCGCCGCACGCGCAGCTTTATGCTGTCTTCAGGAATCCAGAAAAACGGCAGCACCTTGTAGGGTTCATCTTCGTCCACAGGCGGAAACACAAGCACCAGTGCTGTCAAGTCGCTCGTGGTCGAAAGGTCCAGCCCCGCGTAGCACGCGCGCCCGCGCAGCTCTTCCGGATCGATGTAATCCGACCCCTCGTCCCACTTGTCCATCTGCATCCATCTGACAGATTGTTTCACCCACTGGTTCAGCCTCAGCTGTCTGAACTGGTTTTCATCCGCCGGCGATTCAAGAGCCTTGCGGTATGCGTCGCGCACCTTTTCGATCGTGATCGTATGGCCGAGCGAAGGATTTGCCTTGTACCAACTCTTTTCGTCCTGCCAGTCATCATCGTCCGAAATGCCGAAGATCACCGGATAGAAACGCGGGTCGATCTTTCTCCCCTCGATGATATCCAGCGCCTTCTGATGCACCGTCCAGCATATGCTGTTGCGGTCTGTCCCTGCGGTGGTCAAGAAAATCCACAGCGGCTGTTTCCGCGCGTCGCCCGAACCCTGCGTCATAACGTCATATAGCGCGCGCGTCGGCTGCGTGTGCAGCTCGTCGAATATACACGCGCTTACGTTCAGTCCGTGCTTTGTTGCAACTTCAGAAGAGAGCACCTGATAAACGCTTCCGGTCGGTTCGTAAACCATGCGCTTTGTCGACGGGATGATTTTAATGCGCTTCATCAGCGCCGGGCTTTGCTTGACCATGTCGACAGCAACGTCAAAAACAATGCCGGCCTGCTGGCGGTCAGCCGCGCAGGAATACACTTCTGCATTCCACTCGTCATCGTTCACCAGCATGTTCAGCGCAAGCGCCGCACCCAACTCACTGTTGTGCGTCGGCACCATAGAAGGCCCGGCGAGATATTGGTGAGACGGGCTATCCACTTGAATGCATCGCATCTGTATCTTTTCCGTCAGAGGTACGATATCTTCCAAATAATGAAAACAGGAACGCGTATTCCCTTTGCGTTCCCGTGCGCGGTCATATTTTCTTTTGAGGCGTGATGTGGGCTGATCTTCAAATGTGGTAAACCGTATCGTGTACAGTGTTTCTCCCGTAGGCTTGTTATAGCGCAGTGACGATCCCTCTGTCATTGCGTTTTTGATCCCAAGGCTCCACAGAAGTTCCCTCACACCTTCGGCAAGTTGTCTCACCGTGCTCGCATAAATGCTCTGCGATTTTTCAACGCTTACACTTCCATCAGAATCCATGAGCCCTTGCAGCAGTGCCCATCGTTGTTTTTTTGAGGCGCGAAGGTACTGGTTCGGTATCTTCTTGTCCCTGTAACTTTCCACGAGAACTTTTTTGAGCTCCGGAACACGCAGCACGACGCTTCCGCCGCCTTGCTGAACATATTCCCCCGTGACCTGATACGGTATATTCTCCTTTACAGCCGAAACATCGCATGTTCTCACGGTGATTTCAGGCTTAACGGAATTCCCATTTCCGAGCCAGAATCCATACAAATATGGAGCAATAGGCAGCTCTTGTTCTTCAGTATCGAGAGCGGCAGCAACCGGTATTCGGATAATCGATCTGCTTTCGTCCGGTTTTCCCGCATTTCGTTGTCTGTGTTTGCACATCATTCGGTACATATCGCCGGTCGTAAGCTGCTTACTTCTGCTCCTGCCGATGATGTATTCTACGTTCCATAAATGCCGTTCGCCAGCGTCTATGTAGCTGCCATCTCTAAATATGATTCTGTAACACTGTTCAGTATCGTCGATCTCGCTCAGCCCTACAACGTGGCAGGCATATCCGTTTTCATCGAAAACTCGATCTCCGACCGCCAATTCGCCCATTTCCTTCCATCCTTCTGGCGTCGGTATAGGCGTGTTAAGTGCAAGCTGTTTCCCTTGCTTCTTCGGAATTTCAATATAGGCAGTCGTGTACTGCCTGATATCAGGGTTTTCATCGCGCACTGTGCCAAACACATCGCTGATGATCTTCTCCTGCCAAGGCAGCAAATCGAAGTATTTCCCGTGGAACTCGCCCTTCGTATGCTTGAGATTGTTGATAAACCGTATCACGCGCTGCGCGCGTCTCTCATCAAATGCCATCTCAGACCGCCTCCGTTACCAGCGCCCCGAAAGCAGCTTTTCCATCGGGTCTTCTTCCTCTTTCCTTCCCTTGGTGTCCATCGCCGCATTGATCCTCGATCGAGAGGCAGGTGTCAGGCCAAATTCATTGGCGAACGACTGCATCATCTTCATATTCTGCATTGCAATGGACACATATGGGGTCTGCTGGATATATCCATTCGGGGTCAAAAACGTCGTGCCAATCTCGGAGATCTTCTCTTCCGCCTGCTTCCAACGCGCATATGCCTGGCAATACCCCTCAAACGCCTTAAGGTCAGCGGTGGTCAAAACGCCCATGCTTTCAAGCGAAGGCGCCAGCCGCTTCCATTCCTTCTTCGCGTCGGGCATGAGCCAAGACGGCGGTTTGATGCTGTCCGCCTTCGGCGGCTTCGGTTCATTGGCATTCAGTTTCTGCTTGCCCGGGTTCCCTTCCAATATTTTCAGCGCCGTTGGTTTCGGCGCAGGGCCTCTCTTTCCCATGTCCTCACTCCCTCTCTGGAGCCACCCCTCCAATCCCAAAAATGAAACAGAGCCCCGCTATCAAGCGAAGCTCTGTTTTTTTGCCGCAAGGATCCCTTGCCTTTTTCTTCATGCTAACTATATCACAGGTTGACCATTGCAAACCATTGCAAACCATTGCATTTTCAAAATTTTCTTTGATTCAAGGCGAAAAACGCACGGTTTTCGCCTGTTTTCCACCGCTTTTCCACAAGGACTGTGTGCAAAACTCCCTCGGAGTTTCTTCTATTATATAGCGCTCCTTTTTTACCATTTCTTTCCCGAAATCCCCACCCCCTTCAAAACCCTCGGCGATTCGCGCGAGACTGGGGCGCGGTCTCTTAGCCTACGTTCTCAAAGATAGTATACCCCCCTCCCCTCCGGGCCGGACCGACCGCCGCCGCGCTGGATCTGTTCCACCTGGGCCGCGCTGATCGCCGCCGCGCCGGGCGTGCTCCATCCTGGGCCGGACCGACCGCCGCCGCGCTGGGTCTGCTCCATGCCGGGC